TACGATCTCACTCAACTTTCTGAGTGGCAACAGGCACAGCGTGAAGCACAATCTCGCGGTTCAGACAATCCTCTTTTCTCTGGCGCACTAGGCGTGTGGGATGGCGTGGTTATTCACGCGCACGAAAACATCTCTCAGGCCGACACTGGCGGTGGTAGCAGTAATCTGCACTATTCTGTCAATCTGTTTATGGGCGCACAGGCTGGATTGTATGCTAGAAGTGGCGAACCTGTCTGGGTTGAAAAAACCTTTGACTATGGTAATCAACTTGGTGTTGCGGGTGGTCTGATTTATGGGCAGGCGAAAGCCGCCTTTAACTCAGAAGATTATGCGGTGATCGCATACTATACTCAAAATACCGATTTTACTTCCTAAGTCTAGGTTTTACTGAGCTAATGAAACGCTTTGATATTCCTTTGAGGGGAGTGGGGGAAAACCGTGGGGTAGAATCCCGGTATAAACCCACTCCATCAAAGCGATAATATGAGGAAATAAATGGCAACTTTAGGAACATTAGAAGATCAGGTAAGGGTCAAATTGGGTTTAGCAGCAGGTGATACTACACCTACTACTGATGCAATGATTAATCAGTGGGTTATTGATGGACAGAATGAGGTTGTTGCTCTTGTACCTAATGATGCTCTTTTACCTTTAGTGGAAGTTTCCCTGGCAAATGGTGGCGGTAATACTGGTCAGACAATTCCTACTGATGCGGTACGCATCATTTCAGTATCATTTAAGGAATCCGGCGGAAGTGTTACATCCGCACAACGTGTTCCCCCGAGTGTATTGGATCAGGTGACTGATGGGAACAATAGTATGTTTACAACCTCTGGAAAATATTGGGCTATAAAAGACGGTAAGATCGAACTGTCCATTGCTGCTCTAAGTGAAAGCAATTCCTTTGAAGTCCAGTACATCAAATCCCCGCAAACCACTACGGGTACAGAATGTGATCTTCCAGCATTTCTTGAACCTTTAGTTGTTGATTATGCGTCAGCACAGGGCAAAAAACAGGTGGAAGAATATGGAGATGCACAGGGAATAATGGCAGATTTTTACAACAGGATAGGCGCGATTAGCCAGCGCTTTGCCAACCTGCACAGCGTATAATGGCTTTATCTGATATTACACTGAAGCAGATACGAAGCGACTTACAGAGTCGCCTGGATGATGTGGCCCCTAACAAGTTCGGTAAAGAGGAACTGAACTACTGGATCAATATGAGCCAGTTCGATGTGGCAATGCGGTTGTCGGTGATCAGTAATATCTGGTACGGGACCACACAGACTGTAAGTGTGACCGCCAGTGCAAACGCAATTACCACTGTTTCTCTCACAGGGAATTATGCCCCTACAAAAATTATGAAGATCGTGAAGTGGGTTTTGTCTAACAATACGGTGATCCCGTTTGTGGAAGACACCAAGCTCCATACAATGCTGGCAAATTCAAATTATGACAGTTCCTACGCTGCCAACTGGTTTGGTGAGAGCTTATATGTCTTTGTAGGTACTTCAGCTACGGCACTGTCTGCTAATTCCACAACACTTTACTTTTTGAGAAAGCCGGATGAGATGACAACAGATGCCGGGACTCTGGACGCGCCTACTGAGTATTATGATATAATCGTATTGAGCGCAATGGCGAAGGCGATGAGCAAGGTCAATATGATGGCGAACAAGGCCACGGCTGAAAGGGATGTAGCAGCGAAACTGAACGAGGTTCGTACTCTTTATGGCTTGGAAGCACAGGTGGAAGCTGCTGAAGAAGCTGTAGGTGTGCAGACACCGAGATTGAGGTAAGTATGACATTAAAAGAAATGAGATCCAAGGTTCGCACCATTACCGGGAATATGGATCAGGAGAAACTTCCTGACGCTTTGATCAATGATTTTTTGAACGAAGCGCAACTGATTATGGTAGATGAAGGGACTATGCTGGAAACATTCGCTACACTCAGTACTGGTACAACAGCGGATACAGCCAGGTATGATCTGATCAAGGATATATGGTTACAGGAAGGTGTTGGTTCAGTGACTTCTCTTGCCATAGTAAGAATTAAGCGTGTTGATCTTGGTGATTACCAGATCGACAGGGTAGGGATGAATGAAGTTCCCACCATAAATACGACCACAAAAACAGCAGGCACACAGTTTTTTACAACTGATGGGCAGATATTTGTCGTGACTGCATAGGAGAGATCAGATGGGTTTTAGAAGTGATTTCAAAAGACGACGTGGCACTTCAGTCTATTATGTGACTGGTGATTCCAAGATCGGGTTTTACCCTGTTCCCGCTGCAAGTACGGCGGTGACAATCTATTATGTTCCAAGGCCAGCTATAATGTCGAGTGATTCTACTACTCCTGATGTGGACAAGCAATATCACGACGCTCTTGTTTATTATGCAGCATCCAAGATTTCTGAGATGACGAAGAACTTTGACCAGGCGGGATACTTCCAGGCACAGTGGCAAAGGCTGAAACAGCGTGCCATTGAGTTCGGACACAAGAAGTCCGGCGAGCAATCATTTAACGTGGATTACAACGATTTCTAATGTCAAGACCTAAACAGAGACAATCAATAGCGGACTTCAGTGGCGGACTGGTGACGTTTCCGTCACCGCTTGATATGCGGGAGAACCAGTTTCAGCAATTAGATGAAGTTGATAATATGAAATTGGGTCGTCTTGAAAAAGTGAAGGGATCGGCAAATGATGCTGCTGTTTATACTAATGATAATTTGAAAGGTCAGGGATTATTTACTTACAGGACTGAATGGGATAAGGCTGGCACACCTGCTGAGAATTCTACTAACTGGTTTATCCTGTATCGGAAAAATGGTGACAACGATAGGACGTTGAACCGCTATGATGAAGCTGATGGTACAGGTGGGAGCTGGGCGGAGATATTTGATGAAACAGTATGGACCAGTAAAACCAATGATCCGAATCTTGATATGGTGGTGCAAAATCAAGTATTGCGAGTATCTGATGGCAATTTTGCTAATGCCAATAATGCAAGTCAATGGTATGGTTATATCAACAGGGACCGGTTTGGGCAAAGCGTCAAACTGGGTGGAATTTCTATGTCCTACAATGAACCAGAGCGCTTTAAAGCTCCCAGTCCTGCCGAAGCTCTTGATACCTGGCACAGAACATCCACAGCACTTTCACCGCCAGTAGTGCTTTCTATGAGAAGTGCCTGGGATCGCAATACTGAAGTAGATGACAGTACAGTTGATGTTGGGTTGTATATCCATTATTCAAGCAGTTCAGATGTATTAGCTGATGATGTTGGTGAAGGTACTTTTAGTGATGGTGATCTTTATTCGGCAACCTATGTATATGATTATATACAAGAGTCAGCACTTGGCAGAGCCGAGGATGGTACTATTGGTGTTCGTCCTAGAGAGAACGTAACTGGTTCTGGCGCATATTGTCCCGGTATTCAAGTGGTATGGAATACAGCCACAGTTGACAAAAGAATTACAGGTATGAATATTTATTGGAATCCAAAAGGAGATGTGGACTGGTATCAGGTAGTTCATTTGGACGCCAATACTGGATGGGCAGAGGATTACAGGGCAAAGAGATTAGGTACTCCACCTGGAACGGCTATGTTTGCGTCAGCATCTTAGGAGAGCAATATGGCAGTAGATACAATACCATCAGATATAGCAGCAAAAGACAGAAACCTGGGTTGCTGGTTAGCTTGCCCTTCTTGGTCTTTGGGATCAAGAGAACAGAATTTTGTTCTTAATAATGGAGATCAGGATGCGTGGCACGATACCGCTAACGATAAGTGGGAACATTATAGTGCGGGTGATATTGTTTTTGCTACAACAGCCAATACCACTGATAGTGGTAGCGTTACTACTGAATTATCTACAAACGATACTCTTGTATCTGCTATTTCTTCTCAGGCAAATGATATGGTTGGTTTGGTGGAAAATGCTATGGATTATCGGGCTAGATATGATACCACCCCGGCAGCCAGATATGCTCACGGCAGTCCTGCTGATTCAAATAAAATGGCAACGTGGTATATTCCCAATGACGGGATGAAAGGGTATACCTATCAGTCGTTTACAGGAAGATATGCTGGTCAGGTAATGCCGACTATCAGATGGAATTGTTCTGCGGTTATTGGTAATCGGGTGTTTTACGGGAATGTAGATACAGAAGATGAGAATCAGCAGACAGTACGGGAAAGAAGTCGTGTGTATTATACACCAATATATAGGCCAGATGAGATAGATCCACGTCATTTTAAGGATTATGGAAAGAACGATGGTGATGAAATCATTGGATTGCAATCATTAGATGGGCGGTTATATGTCTTAAAAGAGCGCAATATTTATATATATAATGTATCAGCCGGGAATGAAATGAACTGGTACACGGAAAGACATCATCGTGGTGTGGGATGTTCACATAAACATCTTGCAGTGCCTACGCGGTACGGAGTTGTCTGTGCTGATGAGCGTCAGGTATCACTTGTTACCCCGCAAGAAATAATTGAATTGACTTTACCAATAAGAGCTACCTGGCAGGCATTGACTCTCGATGGCCCATCAATGGCTTATGCTCCGAAGAAGAATGAATTAATAGTGTTACCTGATGCTGACAGTAATGATGTGAATTTCTGGATTTACAATTTTGATTATCGTAGCTGGTCACAAATGACACTGGACAAGAATATTCAAAAAACGAACCTGGTAATGGGCAGTGATATGAATGGCCTATATGCTGAGAATACGGGTAAAAGAGTGAAAAAAATGAATGATAGTGGGGCTGATAATACAGAAACCGCTACCATCAAAACCAAGCAGTTTGATTTTGGCGCTCCTGATGTCAAGAAGCGATTTGGTAGAATCTATGTTACTTACAAGACAGACGATGAAGCAGCGGATGCATTAACAGTTACCTGTT